AGATGTGGGCATAAGTGGGCGCACGAGATGGAAGATAAGATATGTCTATATTGGGATAGAAGACTGCTTAAAAGGATGAAGGCGGCTTCAGAGTTCTGCCAGAGTCTGAATCTTAAGAACCCAAAGGCATCCGCTACTCTTACATTCTCCAAGTGGAAGAAGCTGGACACTTGACAGGCATTGTATAATATTTAAAAGGACAAGTAATATAATTCTATGATTGTAGACAGAAAGAAACAGATAACTGCGTATTTAAGAGAGATGCTACAGGAGCAACATAAGGATACAGGCCAGCCCCGTAACAAACTGATAGCACTTGAACTGATCCGCCTAGCATTAGACCCGAATACTCCCGACAAGTTACGGCTAGAGGCTATCAATATGATTGCCGATAGATGCGAGGGCAAGGCAGTCCAGACTAATCTCAATGCAGAGATAGGCCCTAATCCGTTTGAGAGCATACCTACCGAGATATTGGAGAGTCTGAAGGCCAAAGCGGAGGCGTTGAAGAACGCTAAATAGATTAAGGGGAAATTCTAGGTGCAAATCCTAGCAACCTCGCGTAAATGCGAAACGCCGGTAAAGCAGTACGGCGCGTTGTAGGCTAATAAGCAAACCGGCCCCGCCATTTAAATGTCAGAAGAACTAGACATAATCCAATACGAACTGGAACGGAGAAGGGCCATGGAGCCACTCCGTTTCTTTCGTCCTAATGGCGCACAAGAGAAGTTCATCAATGCCGTAGCAGAACCTGATAGCAAGATAATACTATTCCCCGCCGGGAATTGGATTGGCAAGACAGCGGGGGCTATTGCATTGTTAGGTGCTTGCTCCTGGCCCGACCTAGCCGAAGACCCTATATTCAATAAGCCACTATTCAAGGATTGGACAAGCTTTGGATACAAGAAGAACGCTCGTATCATATCTACCCCCAAAGAGTTGGAGAACATAGGCAGCATACAGAAGGAAATAGCCACTTGGTGGCCTAAAGGGAAGTATAAGGCAGACAAGAAGGGCAAGCAGTTCTTCTGCGAGTTCAGGTCTGATACTGGCTGGGTTACGGACTTGATGAGTTATGAGCAGAGCTTGGATGAGTTTGAAGGCGCGACTATATCTCTATTTATTTTGAATGAACCGCCCAGCGAAGAAATATTTGATGCTTGTCTATCCCGTATGAAGTTCGGCGGCAAGATACTATTGCCACTAACTCCACTCAATAACTCCGCTTGGATATATGATAGGTTGGTAGCCAATGAGGGCAGGAATGGCATTAAAGTCATATATGGAGATACGGAAGACAACTGCAAGGAACACGGAAAGAATGGAGTAATCCCCCACGCTGCCATACAAGCCCTATCTGATAGTTGCGATCCCGATGACCGAGAGGCTAGACTACACGGCAAGTTCAGTCATCTTGCGGGTCAAATATACAAGACCTTCTCCCGTGATGTCCACATAGTCAAAATCCCCGATATCCATTCATTCCTGGAAGGCAAGACTATCTATCAGGTAGTAGACCCTGCTATAGGCAAGCCATTGGCCTGTATTTGGGCCGCTATTGGCCCTGACGGGGCTTTGACCATCTATGACGAGTATCCATCCTTTGAGTTCCAGGGGGCCAAGGATAGCAATATGACAGTCCCTGACTATGTAGACCTATTCCGTAGCAAGGAAGAAGGTAGGAAGATAGACATACGGATACTAGATAGGCACTTCGGAAATGTACGCAGGACTTTGGGCGGGTTGACCCTCAAGCAAGAGTTCGGTGAACGCGGCATAGACTTTATGGATAGTTACTCCATAGCCGATGTAGGTACGGAAGTAGAAACTGGTATCCTTCGGGTCAAGGACTACCTGCGTTATAATAAGGACAAGCCGGTAGATGGCATCAACAGGCCTAAATTATATGTTGCAGAGAATTGCATAAATGTGCTACACTCTTTTGAAAGGTGGAGGAGAGATGAAAAAACGGGTAAGCCGAAAGAAGAGTATAAAGACTTTGCGGATTGCGTTAGATATCTCTGCGCAAGCTCGCCCGAAGTGGACAAACCCAGAACTTGGGAAACTACTGCGGCGTATTATGGCGTAAATAATTAGCGGTCTATGTTAAGAAACCGCAAACGAGCTAGGGCAACTCGGTAAACGGCCCTAAATTTGGATAGACTGTTGTCCTCTCCTTCAGCAGACTATCGGGAGTAGATACTACTAGTGGCAATTCTACCCCTTGTGCTAACACCTGAAAGCACTTACTATGAAATATCCAAAGACTCTAATCATATGCGGCAAGAAGCGGAACGTTAAGTATGACCCCAAAGCAGAGGGAGGGTCTTGTCGGCTTGATACGGGGAATATAGAAGTAGGTAGTGCTATCAAGGGAGATGTCTTGGAAACCTTGCTGCACGAGATTGGAGAGTTCATACTGCATACCCACGGACACAGATATTCCAGGTATGTAGACGGCAATGACGGACTTCGCTTCGTAATGGATCACCAAGGCTACGAGAATTTCATAAAAGAGTTATCCTGCGTAGTGGAGCAATTTAAATAAAACAATTGACAACCATTTAAAACATTTGCTATATGGATGTTGCTTAAGGCAGTGTCCACATAGTTTACCACCCCCCGAACGGACGCCGCCTTAAGCACACGGACATCAAGTGGGGGGTGGCTTTTTTGTGGCCCGTTAAGCGTAAAAACGAGGCAGGTAGAGGCGAAAGACACACTACACGAGAAGTATAAAAAAGGTCTTAACATACGAAGATGCGGCCGCCACGCCAGTTATAACACTAACTGATACACAAATGGGCATAACACTCGCAGAGTATATCCTTCGTTGGGGATTGACTATCTTGTTGTATAAATGTTGCTAGAGCGTTGGAGGGAGTCACGCCCCGCCCAATGCAGTAGTGTTATATCCGCAAGTATTGACAATTAGATTAAATTTATGTATAAGCATTGTAGCCAAGCAAGCGAGAGGGACAAATGGACAGAATAGAATCAGATGTTTTACCCGCCGAAGCCGTAGACTACCTCAACCAGATTGAATCAGAACCCGACAAGAACGCTTTTATGCAGATAGAAGCTGCCAAGTCTGAACTGCATAGCCATGTATGCGAATGGCAGAAGAAGTCTGCTGATTGGCGTAAAGCGTCATATGAGGGCAAATGGCAGAAGTATCAGCGTAATACTGATGGAGTCTTTGACCCACAGATTAGTGCCAAGAAAGAAGATTGGCAGTCTAAAGTATTCGTAGGCATTACTGCTTCCCATCGTGAAACTATCCATTCCCACCTGTTCAAGACTATGGCAGGTATCAACCCCCCTATGGAGGTTAAGTCCCGCTTCAACCTTGGCGAAGTAGACCAGTCAAAGAACATACAGGCCATAATGCTCCGTGAGATGGACAAGGCCAGTTGGGCGGTTGTCTTTGATACGGCTATGCACGATGCCGATACTTTTGGTAGTGGCTTTGTCCGCGTATCTTGGAAGACTGAAACGGCTATACGCAAACTGAAGAAGCCCGTTAAAGAGGGATTCACCGATAACCTTAACCCTATGGGCATGGTCGGTTATGCTATGCGGGCCGCTACTGGTAAACTGCGGGATACTGCCTATGAGGAAGCCGAGGAAGAAGTAATAACCTATCGTGGACTGTCCCTCAAGCATTACTCTATCTGGGATATCTTCCCTGACCCCAAAGCGTTGCAGATACCTGGTTCTACGATTGCTTGCCGCTACAAAGTTACTTACGAAGATATAGTCAAGGGTGCGGATAGTGGCTATTACCTTGCCGATGCACCGGAGAAACTGCGCAATATTGATGAAAGCGAGAAGTTCGCCGAGGGTGAGGATATCGTGCAGGCCGATAGGGATATAGCGGATCACGAGGCCCCCAGAACCGAATACGGAAAAGTGCTTACTTGCTACGAAGTATTCGGCAAGTTCCCGCAGAAGTGGATACATACGATAATGGGTATTCCGGTAGAAACTCCCGAGATGCTTGTATCCGGTAGGGTTATCTTCCATCAGAACTGCCTTGTAGCCGTTGAGATAAACGACGAATACGATGGCGAGGCTCCTATCTATAAGCTGGACTACTATCCCGTTAATGGCTCGTTCTATGGGCGTGGTGTCCCCGAGATGCTTGAAGATAGTCAGGCCGTTATCAACGAAGTAGTCAACCAACGTTTAGACAATGGGGCTATGATACTGAATAAGTCGTTTGGTATCGTAGAGAAGGCCCTTGTTAACCCGAAGCAGGACTTGGTTAGCAAGCCCGGTATGATGATTAGGTTGGACGGGAACAAGATACCCAATGGTGATGTCCGTAATGCTATTATGGAGTTCACTATCAACGATACTCCGCTTCGTGCTGGCTTCAGCGAGGTCAACGAGGCCGAGAGGTGGGCGCAGGAACGGACTAGTGCCAATCGTGTAACCTTGGGCACGGCAGGGCTTGTTAAGGACGCTAACCAGACCCTTGGTGGGCAACAGATGCTCCGTGAATCGGCTGGCGAGAAGTTCGCCTATATCGGTCTGCGGATGGAGTTAGACTTCCTCAAGAAGTTCTTCCACGGCATTTGGAAGACTATCTACAAGAATATGACCCCGCAGGATATTGAGGATAGCATAGGCCCCGATGCCGTGCAGACCTTCATCCCGATTACGCCCGAGGAAATAGAAAGGGACTATATCTATATGCCCCTTGGCGTGTTTACGATGGAGAACAAGGCCCTCCGGCAGGCTAGGTTGCTTGAGATACGCAAAGAGTTCCTTGGTGCGCCGTGGGTCAATGACGAGAGTTACTTTGATGTCGTTATGCAGAACGCTGACGAAGATCCCGAGAGGTTCAAGAAGGACGAAGACCAGATTATACAGGAACAAGGGATGATGCTCCCCTCACCTACGGAAGAAGTGCCTCCTGGGCCTATGCCTGATACTGGCGTTATCCCGCAGACCCGATCGCAAGGTGGGGCAGTAGTAAAGGGGGGAAGGTGAAGCACAAAATTCAGCTAGAGATAGAGCTAAAAGACGATAAGTATTGTTGCGGATGTCGGTTCCACGAATACGATAAATGCCGAGCATACGATGTCCACATAAATGTTGACCTGTCCCAATCCTACTTTAGCCCTATCCGTTGCGATGAATGTCTTGGCAGTAATTAATCCTTGACAACTCTATAAAAATAGTGTATATACAAGGTAGAAATGAACGATGAAGACCGCAAGCAGAACGCAGACTACCTCAATAGTATGCTCACTTCCCCCGGTGGGCAGATACTTTTCAAACATATAGACGATATGATAGCGGATGGGTGGAACGAATTTATCGCGTTGCCTGTGTTACAGA